TATCTTCGTCAAGCGAATATTTGGCAATTCTATCGCATTTTTTCGCTTGATTATCAGCGTATGATTTTTTCTGCTCTAAGCTCTCTTGCTGTTGCATTTTTTCAAGCTCAGAGGGAGTAACCTTTTTTAAGGTTGTTATACCCTCATAATATGTGCTTGTGCTGTCCTTGCAACGTGGGTGAAAAAGACCTCCTGAAATAGCTTCGGATAAAAGCGGATAGCTGCCGTCTGACTTCTTGCCGTTTGAATATACATCATCAATAAATACTTTGCCTATGTACTGCGCACAATCAGGACACCCGCCTTGACGAGAATTAATAACAACGGTTGAAATACCCCACTCGGCTCTTTTTTCGCCCTCGCCCCTGAGATACGCCCTTTTGTTAGCGGTGCGGATTGCCATTTCGGAATAATCGGAGAGCGTGTGCCTTGCGCCGTTGCTGTACTCGACACAATTCAAACCCGCTTTTAACATATCCTTACAAGCCATATCAACCGCTTTTTCGTATGTTCCCGCCCCGCTGTTGGCGTACACCTGTGCATTGAATATAGCCTTTCGGTATTGGTCATTGCTCATTCGCAGGACGGCTGTTTCTGCCCTTTTTAAATCGCTTGTGGTCGATTTTATAAGAGCGTCGAGCTTTCTATCGTTGAGCTTAAAAAACTCGGCTGTGGAACGAGCGGGCGGCTTTTCTGTGGCTTTAAATCCATTCTTGATAGCTTGTAATATCTTAGCCTCTTGACTTGCATTGCCGTCAGCTCTGGCGGTTTTGAGCATTTCTGCAACCTTGCCGTTAATTTCAGAAAATTGATTGTTGAATTTACTGTAATTGTTCTTGCGATACTGTTCAAGACTTTTTAGCTGTTCAGCCTGCCATTGCGACCAGTTGTACCCCTCTTTTGTTTCCTCGGCTCTATGATGTGAAAAATTTCTCATCATACTGTCGATAAGCTCATTTTCTATAGCCTCAAAAGCGGAAGAAATATCATAATCAGCCATATGTCACCTTAAAAGCCGATTGGAGCAATGTCGTCAAATTCAGAGGTTTCAGGTTCAGTAACAATGCCCTGCTCCTCTTTAATGCGTTTAACTTCCTCGGCTTTCCATTCGTCACTCTTGCTGTCACCGTATAACTCATCAACACCAGTTTCAATTGACATCGTGCCGTTCTGCCTAGCCTTGCCGACTGTTTCAACCTGACTTTCAAAGCTCGGGTTTGCGTACTCACCAAATTTAACCTTGATTTCGAGGTTTTCTTTGACCGCTGTACCGCCTTTTATTTCTTCATCAGCATTAAGAACAGCCATAACAAGCTGAGGCATTACATTTTCAACAAGCTCAACATAGTTATTACGAGTGTAAAGCGTTGTCTTTTCTTTTTCACGCTGAGCCTCTGCATTGTCTAGCTTCTTTGTATCAATACCGAGTGTTGATGGGCTTATAATGCCCTGTAAACAAAGGTCAAGAGCTGTTACATATGAGCTTAAATATGCGTCGTGCTGAATTGTTGGCGTTTCGGTCTGCACCTTATCGGCAGCGTTTTCTTTACCGCTCGGTTCTGTGATAATAAAACGATTGTCAAATGGATTAGGGCTTGCAGCCTCGCCTGTTTCAGGGTCACGAGGGATAAGGTTATCAGGAATGTAAGTCTTTGTTCTGCCTGCCCTTAGAGAGTCTTGCCATTGCGACCAAACCTCGTCGAAACTATCGAAAGCGTCCTCTTTTATTTCAATCAGGCTCTTGCCTCTGCCTTTGTAATCTTGCGATTTGCCAAAAATCATAGGAACAGCCCAAATTGATTTTTTATCAAATTTAACGCCCTGACCGTCAATCCACGAGGTAGCATTGATTGAGTTTAGTTTAATATCTTTGCCGTTATCGTCGTACAGCTCATATTTAATATAGCCATAGCCGTAAATCTCGCAAAACTGATACTTTTTACCTCTTTCGTAGTAGTCAGTATAGAATTTTATTTCTCTTATTCTGCCACGAATATATACAAATTCAACACGTTCAGCAGGAAACCACTCAATAATTGGCTCTTCTGAAATATTTTTATCAAAAGACACCTTGAACGCTCCGTCACCAACAATGCCAATATCGGTTAAAGCCTCTTTGAGTATCTCAGCAAAATTGTTTGACTTCTCAATCACAGCCCAACGCTCAGAATAACTTGTACTGTTTTTGCTTGTTATTTCAACGCCGTTATAATCTGACATTACTATATTTGCAATAGTGTCAACTACCATTGACGGTAACCCGACGTGGATTTTGCGTATTTCCTGTCCACGTGTCATTCTAGCTTTCCAAAACATTGTTGACGGCACATCAAGCTGAGAGTAGAGCTGTGACAGCTGCTTGCTCTTGCCATTGTACCAAATGCGGTTTTTAATGCAGTTTGTCAGTCTGCTCATATTCTCATCAATAATGATTGTGTGCTCCATAGCAGGATTGTATTGTATGAAGTTTCTCAATCCTTTGCGTACTCTATCTGCCATTTTCTTTATCAGCCCCATTTTTTACATCACCTATTTTGCTTTCATATGGTATCCAGCCATATTGGTTTGAGTTGATTGTGTGGTCGTGTCTGTCCTCAGGTGTGTTGTCAACACCCTCTTTCCAACTGTAGCTCTCTAACTCAGAAATTGAATAAGTACAGTGTTCAATCACAAAATAATTATCTTTAGCAAGCCAACCTAACTGCTTATTGATACGGTCTATAATCGGCATTTTCTTCCACGCATTGTTGAAAGTATAAATACAGCCGTTTTTGCGTTTATATTTTTTAAATTCGGTAATAGTTGCTTGGTCTGCGCTGTCTATGTATGTGTTGCGTGCAAATCCCCACTCGTTTCGATTACGTTCCAAAAAGTCGATAAAATTTACTACAGTATCACTCGGAGCAATAGGCTCTTTTAAATCTGCGTTGTTGTAAACTTTTTCGTCAAGCTGAATGTATTTGCCCCTGTTCGTAATACCGCCAAAGGTCATTGTGATTGTGTCTTCTGAGCTTTGCGAGTAAGCTGTGTCAAGCCCTGCTGTAAACTCAATAAAGCGCTCTTTGCCTCGCTCATTTGTAAGAAACTGTTTAGCCCATTCTTTAGATTTGACGTGCCTTGAACGCTCGAAGTTGATAAATACAAGCCCTGTAGCACGTCCACGCAAGCCCAAAATTTTGTTTTTGTATAGCTTAGTGCCCTTTGGTGCAGACGCTTTCTTTTTCTCTATCTGCTCTGCCGTCAAGCTCAAATTGTCAGCAAAAGAAAAGAACCAGTAACGCCACTTCGCTACAGGTTCTTCGATAAGCTCCGCCATAATCTCAGGTGGAACATCATTAGCATATTTTTTAAATGGTCTTGAACGATTTACAAATTCTTTGTAAATCGGCAAACTCGGGTCATCAGGGTTCAGGGTTGCAATCAAATAATCGTTTCGTGTGGAAATTTCTCGCACAAACTCAATGTCAGCCGTGTTAATTTCGTCAATGTAAACGCAACCAAACTGAGCACCGAGCGCCATTTCCCATTTGTCTTTGTTACTATAACCGAGAATATATATTATTTTATCTTCAAACTTGATGTGAGGTAACTTATAATCTTTGTCACCGTTGCCAAAATATTTAGCGTTATTGTGCAAGTCAAGAATGCCATTATCCTGCTGTATGATTGTTTCTTCTGCTTTACCTGTCGTCTTGGCGGCTATGACGTGCAACTTCTTAGGACTTGCAGAAACCATAGCCATAAATTTAACGCCTGCGCCAACGGTCGTTTTGCCCGAGGCGGTAGTTAAGTACCCTCAAGAAACTCAGCCGATACATTTATCGTGTTTATAAAATCAATATATTTTTCAGAAAGTGGAAATTTTCTCAAGGTTAACCACCTCCAAAACATAAAGCATAACCTTTAGGCTTGGTTATGTTATGCAAGTAGTTATAAACTGTCTTTTCACTTAAATGTAAGGTTTTAGCTACCTCAGTTTTACTTTTGAAAACTCTAACAACTGTACCATTAACAATCATATTTATTTGTTTTTTACACTTTTCTTGTGCCTTGCTTATATTTCTATTGCATTGCTTTCTATAATCAGGGAACTTATTATAGGCGTGAATGCTATTTTCTTGTGGTGTACACCATTCGAGGTTGAACTGATTGTTATTCTCTTTGTTGCCGTCAATATGGTTAACATAATTTTTCCCTTGAATTGGCTCAAGAAAAGCCTCCGCAACTAGCCTGTGAGTGTGAATTACAGTAGGCTTTTCGTAAGGAATATTTCCTTTTCGTAAATTCACCCTAAGATACCCGTTGCTTGCTTTTCTTTGGTTTAAAACTTTTCCAGTTTTTATATTTTTTACATTTCCAAAGTTGCTGACAGCATACCTTGGAAACTCTTTAATTTGTTTATATACTTCCATAGTTGTAACCTCCAACTTTATGTATATTATTCTTCAAGTCCCTCACCGCCAAGCTGAGCAAGCACATCAGAGAGTTTCTCGCTTCTGACCTCACCACTTAGCTCCACTTTATCTCTGAACATTCCCAAATGCTTTCCGAGCAGTTCAAGAGCTTTGACTTTGTCGCAAGTTTCAACAACTATACCGAATTTAGTTTGCTTAATCCCTGCAATAGCTTTCTTTTGCTCTGCGGTCAGTTCATCTGTGTTTTTTAATTCTACGTCAGAATATTCAACAGGGTTACCGTCTATGTCGTGTCCTTGCTTTGTGACTATCTTGCTATAATCTGCACCGTTAGCGAACGCAATTGCAGCAAGCTCTAACAACACTCTGTCTTGCGTGATTTCCGTGCGTTCTTCACGCTCTTTCATTCGACTTTCGATTGCTTCTTGAACCTTAACATTTCTTAACAATCTATTGCCTTGTTCTGCCGCTGTATTTTCCGAATATCCTGACCTAATTGCCGCCTGAGTGGCATTAAGGTCAATCAAATATTCATTAACAAATCTTTTTTGTTTTTCTGTCAATGCCATTCAGGCTCACCTCTCTTATTTTATTTCTCCAAAGTAAAAGCCACTACACACGGTATAGTTAATGTGTAGTGGCTTTTTTAAAAGGAGGGTACCAAATGAACTATTTGTTAACTTTCTATATTATCATTATAGCACATTTATAGGTGTCTTTTAATGTCCTATTCCAAAAATTTTGTCAAAAGCCTGCAATGCTTTTATGTGTAGTTTGTATACATACCTGTCGTCACAAGGAACAATCTTTGCTACTTCCTCCCACGTTTTACAATTTATGTAGTATTCGGTTAACACCGTAATGTACTTTTTGTTTTGAATTTGCTCAATTATGTTTATAGCCTCTTTTTTTAAAACAATAAGTCTGTCAATTTCTTGTCTTATTTCTGACTGCAAGTCTATAATCTTATCCACAGTTTTCGTCACATCACTTGAATTTGAGTTCATAACACGCTCATTAGTTGTCTGCGGGTTAATTCGCTTGAGATTTTCTTCTAACACGGCTATTGTATCATTTTTGACCTTTGTATCTATGTCAAGTGTTCTGATTGATTTTAAATACTCTTTTGAATTCTGCGCAGAAATAATTATCACTCCTGTTCCCATAAAGATTTTATCCTTGCAATTTGTTCGGGCGTTTCAACTTGTATACCCTGTTCTTTGCACTCAAACACAACGCTATCAATTAAATCTGACATTTGCTTGCTGTTATAAGTGGACGAGCCGTAATAAGCACACACGTTTGTATAGCCTTGGATTTTACTGTCACCCATATTCTCACACACCCACCCTGCGCCGTTGCGTTGCCAGTTTCGGATGAAAGTGTCAACAGCTTCATTCTTGATGGGTAGCACTTCAAAATTATCGCCTATGCTCTTGACAAGCTCTTTATATATGCTTATCTTGTCTTGTCGTAGCTTAGTGGCTAACTTGCCGCATAACGTCCAAAAATAAGCGTTAGCATTAAGTGACCGCTTTTTTCTGTATTTGTCAATCTTGATTGATAATTTACTGGCATTTCGAAGTTGTTGCCAACAATTTATACTGTCCTCACGCTCATTAATTGTTAAGTGCAATATCATTTTATCTGTCAAAGGCTCAATATAAAGGTCTTTGATAGTCCCTGTTAACTCATACATCTTCGACCTCTAATTTCTTGATACGGTTAATAAAATCATATTTTTCTCTGTCAGTTTCAAACTGTTCTCTCGTTTTGAAGAAATTACACTTGCCTTTGGTTACACATAATTTCTCGCTTAACGCCTCGCAACTGTTTTCGCCTGCGTTTGCAAAACATTTTCTAAAATCTGTTGTATCCATTAATTTTCTCCTTTCAGTCAAGATAATTGCGCCCTATCAACGCCATAAATTCATCTCTACTGTGAGTTTTCTCATATTTGCGTTGACAATCACGCTTGAGTTTTAAATCAAGCTCACGATTAAAGTGAACGCCTTTATTGCTCATATTATGATATTCAGCCGTAAGGTAAACCGTAAAGCCGTTTTGCTCTGATATTTTTCTTAACCCAGTACCAAAAAATATGTGGTGCAAGTGCAGATTGTCTGTTCTCTTGGTTATGTAGCACTCTTTCTTGTCTTGCAAAATACTTTTCATAAATTTTCACCTCAATTGTATTCAACGCCTCTTAACTTTATAAATTATGCGAAATTTATGCGAAATTCTTGCGATTTTCTAAGAAAATTTGCAAATGTTTTTCTTTAATTTGCCATTTGCCTTTTACAAGCGTTGCTTTAATCTTGCCTTGCTTGATATATTCGTTTACTGCCCTGCGACATACTCCAATGATTTTTGCAGCCTCGGTAACAGTATAGCTGCCATATGGGTCAGCAGGCTTTTCTTTGTTTAAATACTCTGCTCTGACCTCACCAGCAGACACATTCATACCCTCCGCAAGTTTGAGTATCTCAGCATTAATTACTTGCTTTTTCTGTTCAGGTGAAGAATGCTGAATGCGGTAGTCAACGACATTTTTAATCAATCGTTTTTGATAGTCTGTAAACATTATGTTTCACTCCTTAAAGCCTGTCCGCACACAGGCTTATTTTTGAAATGTGTGTTTGAAATTAAATCAGCCGTGCGGAGCTGGTTAGTGGTTAAAATGTTACACAGATATTCAGAACTGCCGCTGCTATCCAATAAATCATCATTTTGAAATCGTTATGTAATGCATACACAACAGCAGCACCCACATCAAGAATTATCAGCAGCAGAGGGAAAATAAGTTTAGTGTTCACATAATCTCCTCCTTACTCGCCCTTGATGAATTTTTTAACTTTTTCGTGACATTCAGGGCATAAATGAAATCTGCCGACAACACACCCAGCCTTATAAAGTGTATCAAGTTCTTGTATTGTTAATAACATTGCTTCGCCCTGTTTACATATGTTCTCACAAACGTCACATTGTATTACATTTGCCATTTTTATAAATCACTCCTTATTCATTTTTGCACCGCAGTTGGGGCGTCGTTTCTCGCTCTCTAAGCTCGTCAAAATATTGCTTTGAGAACATTCGTACAACGTAATTATCATATTTAAAACAATAATTATGCTTTTTTAGATACCAAATTATGAATTTTATAATCATTCCGTTTACTCCTTGTTGTCGTGACCTTTGCAACCTGTCTGATAATCAAA